ACCCGTGCTTCGTTAACCGAGCAAAAATGGCAAGCACAGTGGCAACAAAATCCCACATCTGAAGAAGGATCTATTATCAAAAGAGAATGGTGGCAGATGTGGGAAGAAGACGACATCCCTGATCTTATGCACGTGATCCAATCTTATGATACCGCGTTCAGTAAAAAAGAAAGCGCGGACTACTCAGCGATCACAACATGGGGCGTGTTCAGTCATCCAAAAAAAGGAACCCCGCAAATAATATTACTAGATGCAGAAAAAAGTCGTTGGGACTTTATAGAATTAAAACAAAGAGCTTTAGAAAAGTACAAATACTGGGAACCGGAGACCGTGATTATTGAAGCAAAAGCCTCTGGACTTCCTCTTACAGATGAGTTAAGATCCATCGGAATACCCGTCGTGAATTATACTCCTAGTAGAGGACAAGATAAACACGTACGAGTTAACTCAGTTGCGCCTATGTTTGAGTCAGGACAAGTGTGGTATCCTGATGAAAGGTGGGCTGAAGAAGTAATAGAGGAATGTGCGGCATTCCCTTTTGGAGATCATGATGACTACGTTGATTCAACAACTCAAGCTCTTATGCGATACCGACAAGGAAACTTTGTACAACTCCCAGATGACTATCACGATGAACCACGGATCAAGGAACCAATGGAGTATTACTAATGAGTGAAAACGCAAAAAAATTAAAAGAAGAAAAAAAATTAGGAAACCTTAGAGAAAGACTTAAGGAAGTAGGAGGTCAAGCCAGTGCCTTTGATATAAAAGCACTTAAAGAGTCTATAAAGGAGTCTATGGAAAAGATAAAAGAATTTGAATCAAATCCTGCTACAGGGGATCCAAGGAGAAAAGCACCTTCTAAGGAAACACTGGAAAAACTAAAAAGTTTAGTACCTGCAGAAGAAAAGAAGATGGAAAAACAAAAAAAATTTCAAGAACTAAAGGAAAAAAAACCTGGTGTAGGATTTCCTGTTTTAAGATTTGATGAAAACGGAAAACCAATAACTGGTGGAGTAAAACCAAAACTTCTAAATAAAGGTGGAGCAGTACGTAAAGGTGACTCTGAAGCTGTACAAAAGTACAAGCACGGTGGAGAAGTTAAAAAGAAAAAATCTAAAGTAGCTGGTAGACTAGCACAAAGAGGATACGGCAAAGCTAGAAAATAATTATGAAAAGTATTTTCGAAATGACGTCGCCTATCAAAATGGCACCTGGTGGTGAAGTTAAGTCAGCTCTCGATATGTTTAAAGATAATAAATATCTTGGATCATTAATTAATGAATTAGGAGGAGGCACCTCTTCTGTTGGTATGGGACCAGATCAGGTAGGCCCTGGACTTGAAGATGCTCAGTCTGAACAACCTGGTTCAAGAAGATCAGCTGCTTATGATAATGTAGATAGAGATGTAAATAGAAAATATGTTGCAGACGATGAGATAGAGATTAAAAACAAAGGAAGAGTAAAAACAGTTAATGTAGGTTCAGGAATGCCTGAGTTAAAAGAAGGCTCTGGTGCTAAAGGAGCAAAGAACTACTTAGATAATGTCATCAATTATGCTAGATCATTAGGTGATGATGCCGCTTCATCAGCTACTCAAAGTGCTTCTTTTTTAGGAGCTAATCCCGATTATCAAAAACTAAGAAGTAAATATGTTTCTGAAGCTATGGCAGGTAATCAAAATGTATTAAAAACTATGTTTACTGAAGCCGGAGAAAAAGATAAATCCAAATTAGTTATTGATGGCAAAAAGTATAAATTAAACACAAAAGTCTTTGATCCTATTTTTGAAAAAGTTTCAGGATATGTTGTTAAAGGAGATACCAAAAATTTTGTTAAAGCTGTTGATAGAGAATTAAAAGAAGCAGGTGGCAAGTTAACAGGTAAAGCAGGGTTTGTAAAAAATATAATGCTGAATGAAGCACAAAGGCTTGCTAGAATAGGTGATAAAGTAGGAGCAAGACTTATATTAGCTGCATTAGTAAGTAGTCTGCCTGTGATAGCAAAAGCTGCGGGGCCTCTTGGGGTTGTTAGTACAGGATTCGACATGTATAAAGGAACTAAATCAAACAAGAAAGCTTTTGAAGAGGCTGGTGAAAAATTAGCTGAAGGAGACACAGAAGCAATTAATGAAATTGCAATGATGAAAAATAAAATGAACCAAGGAGGAATGATGGACATTAACAAAATGACAAGACCTATTATGGGTTATCAAGAAGGAACGCGTAATGGAACTTTAGTAGGAGATAAAGAAAAGTTAGAAGTAAGAGAGATAATAAGAAAAGCTGACCCTGAAGGTATTATGGAAAAAGTAACATCTTTTTTAACTAAAGATAGAAATTTAGGAACAATAGAAAATCCTTTACCTTTGGATAGGCTTAATGCATCTGGAGTCAGAAAAGAAGAATTAATTGAATCAGGAGCTTATATAACAACACCTGATGGTATTACATTTAAAGCTACACCTTTTATGTTCGATAAATATCTAGGAACAAAATATGTAGAAAACAATACTTTTGGCAGTAGAGATGATGTAGAAGTAGAGTTCATACCTAAATACATTTCACCTGGAGAACAAAGATATATTGATGAAACATATACCCCTACTATGATTCCAAGAAAAAACGGAACCTTTACAGAAATGAATCAAGGCGGTATTATGGACATCAATCAATTGACAAGAAAGATTAGATAATGGCTATAGAAAAAAACAACCCTACCGAAGATATAGAATTAGAAATAGAGGCAGGTAACGAATCTCAAATAGAACTTCCTGGGGTTGAGATGGAAGCTGGTGCGATGATGCTGGACGATGGTTCGGCGATCGTGAACCCTGCTCCAGAGGCCGCGGACCAAGAAACATTCTACGCTAACCTTGCAGAACTTTTAGAAGACGGTGAACTAAGTCAAATCTCATCAAGTCTTACAAGTGACTATGACCACGATAAAGATGCTCGTAGTGATTGGTTAAAAACTTATACAGATGGATTAGACTTATTAGGATTTAAATATGAAGATAGAACAAAACCTTTTGCTAACGCATCAGGTGTTACTCATCCTCTCCTTGCAGAAACAGTAACACAATTTCAAGCGCAAGCTTACAAAGAACTACTACCACCAGAAGGACCTGTTCGTACACAAATTGTAGGAGAGATAACTCCTGAGTCAGAAGCACAATCGCAACGTGTTAAAGAATTTATGAACTATCAAATCTCTTATGAGATGGAAGAGTACGATCAAGATTTAGATCAAATGTTATTTCATTTACCGTTAGCCGGAAGTGCCTTCAAAAAAGTTTATTACGATGAAGTTAAAGGAAGAGCAGTTTCTAAATTTGTACCTGCAGAAGAAGTTGTTGTACCTTACGGAACTACAGATTTAAATTCTTGTGAAAGACTTGTGCACGTTGTGAAGATGATGAGCAATGAGTTACGTAAGAAACAGTTCAGTGGACTATATAGAGATATAGATATTCAAACATCTTATGATGATTCTGTATCCGATGCTCAAGATAAATACAACGAGTTAGATGGAGTCGATAAGCCTCTCAATGCAGAAGAGATTTCTATTTTAGAATTTCACTGTGACTTAGACATAATTGGCTTTGAAGATAAAGATCAAAAAACAGGAGAGCCTACAGGTATTAGACTTCCTTATGTTGTAACTATTGATGAAGGGTCTGGCAAAGTTTTAGCTATATATAGAAACTACAAAGAAGGTGATCCTCTTCGTAAAAAAATACAATACTTTGTTCATTATAAATTTTTACCGGGTCTTGGATTTTATGGCTTTGGTCTTATTCATATGTTGGGTGGTCTATCAAGAACAGCAACGTCTGCGCTTAGACAACTTATTGATGCTGGTACCTTATCAAACTTACCTGCAGGTTTTAAAGCGAGAGGACTTAGAGTTAGAGATGACGATCAACCTTTACAGCCTGGTGAGTTTAGAGATGTAGATGCACCGGGTGGTGCTATTCGTGAATCCTTAATGTTGATTCCTTATAAAGAGCCAAGTCAAACTTTATTTGCACTACTAGGATTTGTTGTAGATGCAGGTAGAAGATTTGCTTCGATTGCAGATAACAAGATGGGCGAAGGTTCACAAGCTAATCCTGTTGGTACTACCATGGCTATCATGGAACGTGGTACAAAAGTTATGAATGCTATTCATAAAAGATTACACCACGGACAAAAGTTAGAGTTTAAATTACTAGCAAAAGTTTTTGCTGAGAGTCTTCCACAGGAATATCCTTATGCAGTTTTAGGTGGTAACAGAACAATTAAACAAGCAGACTTTGATGAGAGAGTAGATATCTTACCTGTATCAGATCCAAATATATTCTCTATGTCTCAAAGAGTTACCCTTGCTCAAACGCAATTACAAATGGCAACTTCTAATCCTGAAATGCACAACATGTATGAAGCTTACAGACGTATGTATGATGCACTAGGAGTAAGAGATGTAGACAAATTATTACAAAAACCTGCTCAACCGCAACCTGAAGATCCCGGTATGGAGAATTCTAAGGCTTTACAGATGATGAAACTTCAAGCCTTTCCTGGTCAGGCACACGAAGCACACATTAATGCTCACAGAGCGTTTATGAGTTCCTTTTTAGTTGCTAACAACCCTCCTACAATGGGTGTCTTGCAATCTCATATATCAGAACATATATCATTAATGGCAAGAGAAGAGATTGAAGCAAAGAATGCTCCACTTATGGAAGAACAAGCAGCGCAATTCGGTGGTCAACTACCTCCAGAGTTAATGCAGCAGTTCCAAATGCAGAATGAGAAGGAAATTGCAGATAAAATTACTGAAATGACTAACGATATGGTTGCTGAAGAGCAAGACTTTATGAATAGAAAAGACGAAGACCCTCTTATTGACCTAAAACAACAAGAAATTAACTTAAGAGCACAAGAAATTGACCAAAATAGACAATTAGCAGAGCAAAAAATACAATTAGACGTTGCAAAGCTAGGTTTTGAGGGAGAAAAACTAGAACAAAAGGATCAAGCAGAACAAGAGAAGCTAAAAAGTGAAGAAGATATAGCAATGTTGCGTTCTGAAACTGCTTTAGCAGGGAAAAGAGGTTAAAATATGTCAAATGGAATGTCCGCAAGCTTAAGAAAAGCACTAAAGAAAAAATATGGAAAAAAAATGGGATTTAAAGTAGATAATGTTAAAAATGTAAAGAAAAAGCTACAAGCAACCTCCGTACCTACTTATGCTAAAGATGGCGGTATGATAAATAAGAAAAAAGCAGGTAAAAAATCAAAAGGTAAATAAATGATAAAGAAAACTATGATTGAACAACAATCGGCATTAGATGAAGTAGATGAGTTTATTGAACAATACGTAGGAGATCCTTTATTACTTAGCGCTGCTCTAATTGTAGCTGCTAAGAAAATTTATCAGGATAATTTAGGTGTGAAAGAAACAAAAACAATGTTAGAATTATTTGCAAATGATGCAGAAGTGTCATATGCAAGAGTAACTGTTCATTAGAGGAGGAACTGATATGTGTGAATGTTGTGATGGTCAGTGTTTAGGAAGGTAAGTAAAATGAAACTATTAAAAGATATTTGGGGATGGATTAAAGAATGGAATGACTGGGGTATGTCAGACTGGATTAAAGCCGGTGTTGTTGCTGTAGTCGTTGTAGTAATCTTATCAAAGATACTTAGTTAATGTTATCTCTTTTATTAAAACCATTGATGGGCGTTGCTAGCAACGCCGTCAGTGGATACATAGAAACTAAAAAAGCTAAGACAGAATTAAAACTTACAACTATAAAAGCAACTCAGAAATTAAAAGAAGATCAAATCGCAGGTAAAGTTGCTTGGGAAGCATCTGCAGTAGACCAAATGAAAGGATCGTGGAAAGACGAGGTAAGTTTAATAGTTTTACTTTTACCTGCCGTATTAGTATTCACACCTTGGCAAGAACATATTCATAAAGGCTTTCTCGCCTTACAAGATTTACCATCGTATTATCACAATTTATTATACATTGCTATATCTGCAAGTTTTGGTATTAAGGGCGCACAAGGTGCTGCAAAGTTATTTAAAAAATAGGAGTATAGTATGGTAGATGTAATTAAAAAAGAACTAATGGATAGAGTTAAAGAACATGAGGGTTATAGACTAGACCCCTACTTTTGTACAGAGGGACACCTAACAGGTGGGTATGGTCATAAAATTTTAGAGGGAGAAGTAGTGCCT